CTCACTGGCCGATCTTGACGACGCAGATCCCGAGTCGGACCAACCCGAATCAACCATTGACGCCTGAAAATGGACCTGTCCGAGCCCACCCGCTTTTCCATCCCCGCGCTCACCAAGCACATTGAGCGCGGCTTGGGGTCGTTCGGCGTTCCCGAGCCGATGTCGCTTGACGAGTGGGCCTGCGAACATTTCTATCTTTCCGCAGAATCCTCCTACGTTGAGCAGAAATGGAATCCGTGGTGGTTTCAAAAACCTATCATGTGCTGCATTTCAAATGATGATATTTACGAAATTGACTGGCGCAAGTCCGCCCGTACTGGGTACACCAAAATCATCACGGCAGCGATGGCCTACAATGCCAAGCACAAGCGCCGCAACCAGGTCATGTGGCAGCCGACCGATGACGACCGAGACGAGTTCGTCAAGACCGAACTGGAGCCGATGCTTCGCGACGTGAAGTGCATGCAGGAAGTATTTACGGCGCACCTGGCCAGAAACAAAGACAACACGCTGCAGGCCAAAAAGTTTCTCGGCTCTATCCTCCACCTCAAAGGCGGAAAAGCCGCCAAAAACTACCGCCGCATCTCCGCCGATGTGGCCTACCTGGACGAATACGACGCCTTCGACAGCAACATCGAAAAAGAGGGTGATGCCGGTGGTCTGGCTGCCAAGCGCGTCGAAGGCGCCACCTTCCCAAAGATGGTTTTCGGCAGCACCCCAAAGCTCAAAGGCTTTTCAAACATTGAAAAACGCGAGCGCGATGCAGAAATATTCCTGCAGCCCCACATTCCCTGCCCGGAATGTGGCGAATTCCACCCGCTAACCTGGGGCGGAAAAGACGAGCCGCACGGCCTCAAGTGGACCGATGATGACCCGGAAACGGTCCGCCATCTCTGCCAACACTGCGGCGCGCTGATCGATCAGGCCGCTTACCTGAAAATTTCAGCAGCTCACACAGGCCGCTACCAAGCCGAAGACGGAACCACCCTCGATCTTGCCGGCGTTTTCAGAAACCCCCAAGGTGAAATCATCCGCGCCCCGCGCCATGTTGCATTCCACGCCTGGAGCGCCTACAGCCCCAACGTATCATGGGAAAATATCGTCCGTGAATTCCTCGGCGCCGTGCGTGAATCGGGCGAAGGGAAAAAGGAAAAATTACAGACCTTCACCAATACCACTCTGGGCGAATACTGGTCCGAAGCGTTTGAAAAGTCCGATGAAAACGAACTCCGGGCACGCGCCGAACCCTTTCCCCTGGAGCGCTGCCCCATGGGCACGCTGCTGCTGCTCGCCGGCATTGATACCCAGCCCAACCGGCTTGAGTGCCAAGTCTGGGGCTATGGTAAAGGCTGTGAAAAATGGACTATTGCCGACCGTGTATTTTTTGGCAACCCTGACGAAGATGAGGTATGGGAAGACCTCGAGGAATTCCTCTTTGAAACAGAATTCCCCCATGCCGCCGGCACTACCCTGCGCATTTCCGGCGCCGCTATAGATAGCCGTGGCCACAATACCCACGCCGTCTACAACTGGGCAGCCAAGCATGCCCGTAAAAAGGTATTCGCCATCGCCGGTCGCTCCGGCCGTGAAAAGCATATCAAGGATGGCACGACAAAAGTCGATATCGACTGGCGCGGTCGACTGCGTAAAAATGGCCTGATTTTGTGGTGGGTGGGCACCAACCACGCCAAAGACTTGATCTATGGACGCCTGCAGATCACCCGCCCCGGCCCTGGCTATATCCATTTCAGCGATGAGCTGAGCGACGAATGGTTCAAGCAATTCACTGGCGAGGCGCGCACCACCCGCCGCAGTCAGCGCGGGAGCGAGGAGTCATCCTGGACAGCCACCCGCAAGCGCGTCGAAAAATGGGACTGCACGGTATACGCCGTCTGGCTGGAAACACATTTCGAGCTGGCCAAGAAGAGCGCCAAATTCTGGGACGACCTGGCGGCAAAGGTGCAGCCAGCAGTTGGCGATCTCTTCGCCCAACCGCAAACCGTCACGCACATCCCAGAACCCCCACAAAAACCAGCGGCGCCCGCCCACCCGCGCCAGCGCCCAACTCACCCCGCATTCCCAAAACCCAACATCGGATGGTAGCCCCGTGGATTTCCTCGCCTTCGTCCTAGATCTGATCGCCGCCGAAACCAACATCCCGCGCGAACAATTCAAGTCCCTCGAGCGCAAGCTGCGGGTCGAACATGGTGGCGACCGCCACTACATCGCCAGCGCCCTCGCCATGGAAGTGCAAGAGCGTCATGCTGCCGTCTGGGCAGGATTGCGCAAAGGCCAAACCCCGCGCGAAATCTCCGAATGCACTGGCCTGTCGCCCCGCCGCGTGCAGCAAATCATCGCGCGAACTCCCATGCCTTAAACGTTTCGCGCCCGGCGCGTAAAAGGTGGCATGGCCACTACCGTACCCACCTCCATCCCGGCAAGCGTGCGCGCCGGCGATACCGTCACCTGGTCGCGGGCGCTTGCCGACTACCCGGCCACCGCCGGCTGGGCCATCACCACTACGCTAGTCCGTCTCGGTGCCAAAATCACCATCGTCTCCGCCGCTGATGGAGACCTCCACAAATCCACCGTCGCCGCCGCCATCACCGCCACCTGGGGCGCTGGCAACTACGCCTACCACGAGCGGGTCAGCAATGGCAGCGAATCCTACAGCGTCGGCAGCGGCCTGCTCGACATCCTGCCCGACTACGCCGGCACCAGCCCCGGCGGGCTCGACGCCCGCTCCCATGCCCAGCGCACCCTGGCCGCGCTCGAAGCGTGGATCGAAGCGCGCGACATCGGCGTCGCTGAATACGAAATTGCCGGGCGCCGCCTGAAAACCATCCCCATCCCGGATCTGCTCAAGCTGCGTGACCGCTATCGCCAGGAGGTCCGCGCGCAATCCGGCAGCAACGGCGGCGGCCGCTCCGGTCGCATCTATCTGAGGTTTTAATGGGCATCGTCCAACGCATCACGCAGGCCGTAAAAGCCTTTCGCCAGCCCGCGCAAGCGCGTGGCTTTGCTGCCGCCCAACTCAATCGCCTGACCTCGAGCTGGCAAGTAACGCAGGAAAAAATAAACGACGAGATCCGCAACGACCTCGACGCCCTGCGCAACCGCTCGCGCGCGCTGGAAAACAACAACGACTTCGCTCGCAACTACCTAGACATCGTCGAAACCAACCTCATCGGCCCCGATGCGCCGCGCCTCGTCTCGCTAGTCGACAACGCGCCCGGCGCCCCGGATGATGGCGCCCGCGTCGCCATTCAAAACGCCTGGTCCGACTGGTCGCAACGCGAAGTCTGCGAAGTCTCCGGCGGCTACTCTTTCGCCGAAATCTGCCAGACCATCGCCCGTGGCACCGCCCGCGATGGAGAATGCCTCGTCCTGCCGATAATCGGCCCGGAATCCGGCAACAAATACAACTACGCCCTGCGCATCATCGACGTTGATCGCCTCGCCACCTGGCACAACCGCCTGGCCGGGCAGGGTCAAAACGCCATTGTCGCTGGCGTCGAAGTCAACGCCCACGGCAAGCCGGTCGCCTATCACTACACCACCGGCTCGCTGCACAACAGCAACCGCAGCGCTCAGCGCGTCGACGCCTCAGCCGTGCTACATCGCTTTATCAACACCCGGCCCGAGCAACGCCGTGGCATCCCTTGGATGCACGCCAGCATGCTATCCATGCACTACGCCGGCGAATTCGCGCTGTCGGCGCTAATGGCCGCCAAACATGGCGCCGACCACCTCGGCTTTTTCGTCACGCCAGACGGCGCTGCGCCAATGATCGGCAACGAGGCCAGCGACGAATCCGGCGCCCGCATCACCACCAGCGCGCCCGGCACCTGGGACACCCTGCCGGACGGCACCGACATCCGCGTCGTCGAAAGCAAATACCCCAATGAGGTTTTTGGCCCGTTTCTAAAATCCGCATATCAGCGCATGGCCAGCGGCCTGCCGGGCGCCAGCTACCCAGAACTGTGCAACGACTACGAAGCCGTTAACTTTTCCAGCATCCGCGCTGCCGTGCTTTCGACGCGCGACGAGTGGAAGAAAAAACACAAATGGTTCGCCGCTGCCTGGCTTGAGCCAATATTCAAAGAATGGCTGCGCCAGTCGCTATTCAATGGTGCCATTGCCCTCGCCAACGGCAGCCCATTGCCCGTCGTAAAAATGGACAAATTCGCCGCCCACGCCTGGCAATTCCGTGGCTGGTCATGGGTCGACCCGCTTAAAGACATTCAGACCGCGAAAGAGGGCATCGATCTCAAAATCACCAGCCGCACCCGAATCGCCGCTGAAATGGGCCGCGACATCGAAGACGTTTTCGACGAGCTGCAGCAAGAAGAGAAATTAGCAGCGAAATACGGGCAAAGCCTCGCGCCACCCATCAATACCCCGGAAGCAATCCCGGCAAAACAACCCAAGGAATAAACCATGGCCAACGCAATTTATTCAAAGTACAAAGAAGCCTGCATGAAGGGTAGTGCCAATATCGACTTGGACACAGGCACGGTTAAATGCGCGCTGGTCGACACCGCCACCTACACATTTTCCGACGCTCATGAGTTTTTGTCATCGCTATCGGGGGTTGTCGGGACTGCGCAAGCCATTGCCAATACTACCGTTGGTGTCGTCGCCGCTGCGGTATTTGACGGGGACAATGTGACCTATACTGCAGTCAGCGGTGCCTCGGCCGAAGCCCTGGTGATTTACATCGACACTGGCTCATCTGCCACATCGCGCCTGGTCGCCTACATCGACACCGGCGTCACCGGCCTGCCAGTTACCCCGAATTCAGGCGACATCGCTATCACCTGGAACGCTTCTGGCATTTTCAAACTGTGATCATGATTACCCGTGATGAAATCCTCGCTCTAAATATGCCGATGGACGATCACGGCGCCATAGCTGCGGCGCTGTCGGCGGGTCGCACAAAGATAGTCTCAACCCCCATCGGCATCGGCACTGTGCTTGCCGTCATGGCCCCGCAGGGTGGCGACTTCCTCAACACGCTTGAAACACTCGGCGCTCAAGATGCAAACGTCAAATGGGCGCTCAAGATGATCGAGCAAGCCACGTTTGATATTGGTCATCCCGTGACACGTGCGCAGCTTGAACAGTTTGCGCAAGACGCACCGGCGCTGGCAGATGGCATTGCTGCGCTGCTCGATGTTGCCGTGCAGGATGATCCGGTCAGCTCACAAGAAGTCAGCAAAGCAATGGAGGGCTACTAATGGCTACCGTTACTCAAACACTCGGGACTAGAACCAATCTAGGCTCACTCGGCACGCTGGCGAACGGGACTTATATCAATGCCGGCACGATCACCTTTAACACCAACAAACCAATTGAATGCCTGCTCGAAGTCTCTGCTACGCCTGGTACGGTTTCTGGCAACAAGCAACTGGTGGTATTTGCACAGAAATCGCTAGACGGAACGAACTTCGAAACCGGCCCCACTTCTGGCACGACGACCACGGATGAGCCCGATCTCACCCTGATTGGTGTGGTTCCGCTGCTGACGAATTCAGCGCTACAACGCAAAACCTTTAGCCTCTCGCAAGCATTTGGCACCTTGCCTTACGCCTGCAAGATCATTTGCAAAAATGATTCCGGCGCTGCCTTGTCTTCTGGGTCTGTTGAGTATGCCGAAGTAACGACCACGGTAGCTTAATCATGGCGGGAATGCTTTCCCCGCTGGTCAGGACTCGGCAGCCGCAGCAAGTTACTCCCATCAATTGGGCAAACCCGATCACGAGGGGGCTGATTGTCGCCAGAAATGGGCATACAACGTTCAATTCTGCCGGTGGCGTATTTTCCTATGTTGGATCGCCTGGGCAAGTTGTAACAATTGATGGAGTAGGAACATCTTTTTCAAGCGCGGGGGGGACTGGAGTCTCTGTTGGAACATCTGCCGCTTACAATCCTTCAGACATGACGGTGTTTTGTATTTTTACACCGGCAACCGTGGGTTATCCATCGCAGCTTATGTCGAGAGACGATGCAAGCCTTGGGCGGTCTTTTACT